CTTTCATCTGTAAGAGCTGCGATGTCAATTAATGACTGCTCTAAAGATGTTTCATTAAGTTCAGCTGCTGTTGACAATTCGTTTGAAAACGAACCTGCTAATGTAGGGTGGTCAGTAGCGCAAAGCTCCTTACCATCTCCACCAGCAAAGTTTGCATCAAACGCGTTGTTTAGAACTGCTGCACCTTTAATGTTTTTTGTAGATGCCATAGATCTAGCTAAAGCTTTCGTATATCTAGAAGCTAATCTATCGTAGAGGTTATCTTCGATAGCTTCTTCTGTGATAGCGAATGCTAACGCGATTGTTTCATTTGTATAACGAGCTGTGAAAGTTTCTTGTGCATCGTCGAAAGTTACACCCTGTCCTTCAGGTTTAACTGACGCATTTGCGAAACCAGCTAACATTACTTCCTCTTCGAAAGCTCTGTCAGAAGTCTCAGTGTCGAAAATTTCTGCCCACTGCTCGCCGTATTGTTTGTACTCTAGTCCAAATAGTGCATTCAGACCAGGCTCTAGTTCTTTAACTAGTTGTGCTCTTGATATTGCCATAGTTAAGTGCTCCTATTAGTTAGAAATTGACGCCGCTGGAGAAATTTGAACTACTACGTTCGAATTTGCTGCAGTGTTGTCATTGTTTGCCGGATCGTTTGCAGTTCTAACAATTCTAAACTGAGAAGTTGCATCTGCACTAGCGATATTCAATTTAACAGTCGATTGACCATTAATTTGAGTGCCTGCAGTTGCTCCATCAGTTGGATTAAAAGTGCTTAGAAGATTTGCTTGTGTTACCGCTGCATCCGCTTTGCAAGTATATTCTTGCATAGGGTTGTCGTTAACAAAGCCGATTCCGTCGCTTGAACCAGTATTAAAGTCCGTTCCGAACGTTGTACTAGCTAAAACGTGGTTTGCGAAAGTAGGTTTGCTTGTAGAACTATTTATGTAAAATATTCCATTAAACACGCCTACAAGTGGTTGAATGTTAGAAGTTCCAGTTGACCAATCTACTCCACCAGCGATTCCATCGTCCATAGTGTCGGCTGTAGTATCTTGTAGATACCCATCGTCACCTGACGTATGTTGCTGTGAAACAGGATTGTTCTGAAAAATCCCTACACCCAAACCTGATTTGACCATGTACTCAGCTTGACCACCTGTAGCAGGTGTTGATCCTACTGTAGGTGCTTGTCTGAATCCAAAGCCGCCTGTTTGGTTTGCCATAGTGTTTTCTCCTATATGTGCCTGCCCTTACGGGCCTCCAGCACGGTTTACATTATATTTTGTTGGTTGAGAAATTGCTAAAAAACTATTTCTTTGTACCACCAAAAGTTACACGCGTATTCGATTCCTTTTGGAATTTCATACTTGGGTGCTGTTCCTTCATAAGATTGTTCTCTACTGCTTCCTCTTTTGCATCGTTTTGCTTTTTATAATAAGCATCGATTTGAAGCGCAATCTCCTCTGGTATCCTTGCCAGCAAAAGGCCTCCCACTCCAATGATCCCTGCGTATCTGCCTTGAGTATCAGTTGGATATTGAGAATCTGGATATTCGTCAGCTCTCACTAACTCCCATCCTTCTCTCAAAGATGATGCTACATTTTTAGCATCTGATTGTCCGAGTATTTCGGAACGTATCCACTGATGTCTATATCCAGTTGGCGCTGGGGGTGCATCAAGTGAGTTGGGTGGAGTCCAAACTTTTTTAACTTCAATGTTATGTCTTGTTTGGCTCGCACGAGAAGTTTTAATTTTTTTATCTTCCATTTTATGCTCCTTCCGTGATTTTTAACTGTTTTGCATAATCTTCAAGTGGCACACCTAATCTTTTAGCAATTGCTACCTGTGAAGGCGTGAGTTTGACAGTTTTCTTGCGTCCTGTTGAGGCTGAACGTTTAGCCGAGGCTACATTTTGAGTAGGTTTTACTCTTTCTGTAGTATTGTTTTCCACTTTATCAAATTTATGCGGAAATTCAACCCTAATTCTTTTATCTATTTCAGAATAATATTCATCAGTTTTAGGATCGTAACCTTCTTCTTCAACAAGTTTCTTATGCAAGTCAAATGCAGTATAAGTCATTGCTGTATCATTACCAAACCAAGCATTTCTAGCAGCCCATTCTTCAGCTTTTGGATCTGATTGAGGTGTAGTTTGTTGCCTTTGAGGTGTTACATTTACCTCTTTTGGTTTTTCTACTTCAACAGCTTTCATTGCGTTTAATCTAGCTGCATCTACAGTTAGATTAGCAATTTGTTCTTGTGCTGCAACTTGTGCATCTACGTCTTGTGAATCAATTGCATTTTTAAGTGCTAACTTCGCAGCAGCTAAACTTGTTTTAACTCTGCCCTCAAACTCAGAAACATAAGTTTTATCTAATTTAGATAATTTACTTTCTACTTCTTCTGCTCTTTTTTTATTAGCTTCTGCAAATGCAATAGCCTCTTCTTTTTGCCTTTCTGCTTCTCTCATTTTACGAGTCAGTTTAGCAATTCTTCTTTGAACTCCTTCACTATATTCTTTTAACTCGTCCTTTTCTTCTTTTTTTTCAAGTTTAGTTTCTCTTTCGTTTTCAAAAGTTTTATCTTCTGAAGACTGCTCAACTTGCTCTACTTCAATTTTCTCTTCTGCGGGTGTTTCAATTTTTTCTGGTTCACCCTTTTCATCTAAATTGATTTCAGTTTCTTTTTGATCTTCTTCACCTACATCAATAAGACTTTGCACCTTATTTTCGTTCTCTGTTGGCATAGTTCCCTTCCTATGTTAAATGTAATGAAGAACTGATTCGGGATCACCTATGGTCCCTAACACTTCATCATCGTTTAGTATTCGCACTTCTCCACCTTCTATTGGTAAACGTGCACCAGCATATCTGGCAAACATTACCCAATCTCCTACTTTGCACCAAGGTTTATCAAATTTATCTTTATCCTTGTATGCAAGATCTCCCATTTTTAAAACATAACCACAAGTAGTTGCAATTCTTGCTTTATCTAATTGTTCTTGAGAGAATAAAATTCCACCTTTAGTTTTTTCTTTTGGTGTAAAAGGTAAAACTAAAATTCTGTAACCAACTGGTTCTGGTAATTGGTTTTCTACTTCTTTAATATTATTTTCATCTAACCTCTTAGCATGAGGTTCTTCTTTTTTTTCTTGATCGTATTTTTCCTGAAGTGCCAGTCTAGTTTTTGGTACTTCCTTTTCCGATGTCGATAACGTTTCCTTCATCTTTTTGCTCCTTTGGTTCTAGCAGGTTAGAGATTTCCTGTATTATTAATTGATAAGCGTGTGCTTGTCCTAGCATATACTTATATTTTTCCATACTGTCAACACCCCCACTCATCATGGAATCTCCAATTTGTTGAACAGTAGCGTTTATTCTTTTTTTTAATTTATCTATTACGATTAGTTCTTCTGATAGCATCTTTACCTTTCTTAAATATAGCAGCGACTTTTGATTTACCCATGACTTTGGCACGCTGTTCTCCGACAGTCAGGATTTGTATTTTTCTAGCAAAGGGTTTGCTAATTTTTTTAACTTTTGCAACAGTCTTTCTAGCATCTGTTGGTGTTGCAAATTTTATTCTAACAGTATCTTTAGGATTTTCATCTGTGTATAATCTTCTTCCAGATCCTTTTGGTTTTTTACCTGTTCCTACTTTTGGATCACTCATAATTTAAATGCCTGTAGTTCTTTTATTTTTTCTGCCGCATCAACAATTTTTTGTAATTGTTTATCTATCTCTTCTATGTGTTGTGGATGTTCTCCAATACCAACAGAATGATTTAAATAAATTTTTATTGTTGCATCTGCTTCAGAAATTTGTGCGTTATATTTATCTTCTAATGCTTGTAGTATTGCTTGTTTCATTTTTTTTCCTTAAAATTTTAACGTGTTTTCGCCATGCCCATGCATTAAGCTGACCAGCCCATTTCATAATAAAATGTAATAAGATATAAAAATATTTGTCTAACACTTCCATCTTCTTCTAGCTTGTCGTAGTCTAGAATTAGGATCTCGTGCTGCTTTAGGAAATTTTTTCATTTGTCCTGCACTTCTTGCACAGAATGATTTTCGCCTTTTAGCGGCAGCGGACCCTTTCTTGACTTTACCGGTCACAGCTGTTTTTAATTTTGAGCCGGGATTTAATCTTCGGTATGCTTTGACACCGGCTCGTGTCATACCCGCTCCAGATTTTGTGGATCTGAAATTTTTTTTATTTCTGGCAGGCATTCTATCTTGTCGTCTCACACTAAACCTCCCATACTCATACTTTTTCTTTTTGCAAATGTTTTAACATTTGTTGGTTTTGGTCCTGTATTACCAGCCGCTCTTTTTCGTCTGACAGCACTCGCCCTTTGCGAGGCGGTCATTCGTGTGGCTTTGGCAAGTGGGACGCATTTTGGATATTTTCTCTTGGCATCCTTCTTTTGTTTTGAACGACCACACTTTGCGAAAGAACCATCTTTTCGCTTGCTCCCAATATCTACCCACTTCTGTTTGAACCATTTATCAAGACCATTCTTTGCCATTACATCATCTTTGTTTTTTTACGTCTGTTAGACATAATTGCACCACACCCTCTGGCAACCTTACCGCCATTCTTATAGCCTCGATTTGGTCTGTTAAGTTCTCCTATCAAACCACCCATGGCTTTTTTACCTCTGAAATCTTTTCTTTTTAATCCAGAAGGATCTTTAATTTTACCCGCACAAATTTTACTAGCGTATGCGTTAGCATATGCTGAGGGGTAAACTTTAAATTTTCTCTTCGCAGCAGCCTTTCCTCGAGGGCATAGTTTAGTCATTATCTTTTTCTCGCTGTTTGTTTTGCACGTTTAAAGTCAGATGCTTTAGGTGCACCTTTGGCACCTTTCTTTCGCATCTTACCGCCACGTTTACGTTTGGCGTGGATGTTTGCGTATAAACCTTTTCCAGCCATTACTTTTTCTTCTTCACTCGTCCACCTTTTTTCAAAAAGCCCATTTTATTTCTAACAGCTTTAGGAAGTTTACGTAGACCTTTTCCTTTTTTTCCTGCAGGGGGTTGTTTTAACATTATTTTCTCCTGTTTTTTTTACTTATGCCAGCTTCAGAAAGAGCAATAGCAATTGCTTGCTTTCTGTTTTTGACTTTTTTCTTAGAGCCGCCAATGTTGAGTTTGCCTTTTTTAAACTCACGCATGACTTTTCTAACTTTTTTTTGGCCTTTCATTATCTGTTTATTTTACCAGATTTTTTAGCCTTACTTCCAAATCTTCCGTAAGATTCATCTCTAGAAGCTTTTAATTGCTTCTTAGTTCTTTTCTTACGAATTCTCATAGCGATAGATTCGTCTTTTCTAGCTTTGTAGCCTTGTTTTTTCTTACCAACTTTGCCGCCTTTTTTCATAGCGCCTCTGTCCATAAGTTCAGTTGGCATTCTTTTTGACTTCATATTCATACCTTGTCCACGTG